TCCGCCAACTCTACCTGCTTGTAACAAGTAAGTGTTAACATATCCTGCTTCAAAAGGTTCAAACATTGTACCTGTTGCAGATCCGCCTGTACTTCTACGAAATACTTCTCTAACTGTTTGTACTTGATCAGGTAGGATATACTCTTGTTGCTCTTGAACTAGTGTTAAAAATCCATAACTTTCTTCAACAGAATTTGAACTCTTTTGTCTATACACATCAAAAGACTTTTGCAAAGCAATTTGGTAATGTGATGGGTCAAGTTCAACTTCGACCATGCCTCCGCCTAAACTGGCTTTTACATATTCGAATACTTTATTTTGTTCTGTCGCTAGATCTGCCATGGATTGTTCCTCTTATATGTACTATTTAGCAACTTTCAACAGTATTGTCTGGTCATTAATTCTACCATTTAATTTAGTATCTACTGCTTTAATATCATCTAGGTACTTCCGTAGAAGTATCTTTCCGGCGCTTTTAAACGTCGCTAGTTGCTCTTTAGGTTTTCGAAGGGTCTTTTGTACACTCTCTTCAATAAAGCCCGTTATAGTGGTTCCTTTAACACCTAACCCACTACCTTCACGTTGTTGTCCTGTAGGGTCTATATTTTTAGCAACATACTTTCCTATTTTACGAGTTTTTACATTATAAATCCAAAGTTCACTAGCACCTGGAATTTCTGCAGGATTTACACTTACTAATCCTAGTTCCCCAAACTCTTTTAAATATTTCATTTTAGCAACTTGCTTGTCGGCTGATATAATTTTACGTTTACGAGGTTTACGTTCTGCTTTTCCTTTTTGAATTAACATAGAACAAGCATTATCTATTTCTCGATAAATGTCTAGCATTTTCTTTTGTTGTTTAGGTGTCATTGGACTATATGCTTCAATTAATTGATCATACCAGTCATCATCTATTTTTTTAGGTCCTAATAGTTCTTCCCATTCTTTTAAATTAGGACTATAATATTCTCTAATAATTTTTGCATGAGCAGATTTTGCCTGTTGCTTACGAAGAATACTTAACGGATTAAATTTCTTCATATCAAAGTTGTCCAAGTCAGTTACTGCACTATCTAAAAATTCTTCTATCTCATCAGTGAGTGCTAATGCAGATAATCGCAATCTTTGTTGAATTGTTAATACAGGTCCGCCTGTTAACTTAATTTGCTTTTCTACTTCGAAGCCTTTCTTTTTAAGTTTCTCTTTTCCCATAACAATAACTTCGTCTAATTGCCTACGAACAAATTCTGATGGGTCAGATTGTCCTCCTATAACACCAGGCAGTTTCTCCAAGTACTTGTCATATTCTGGATGGTGTGTTGGCATACCTCGAAGTAAGGCACAACATATTCCACAAGTTGTTATGTTAATACGCCATAATTCACAAACACTGATTGCTTGTACATCTTTCTTATTATAGCCGTTGGTAAGCATCCATTCCTTAACTTTAGGTAACAAGTCTTTAGGTTGGTAATGATAGTTGTAATATGTGCCTACTCTATGGTGCTCTTTGTGAAATTTCTCAATAGGCCACGTCTGCCAATCGTCCCAAACAGGTTCTGGTCCTGTGTAAGATTCATCTGCAAGTCTCGATGTCCTCGGTTTTGTAGGCTTTTTACGTGGTAATTTCATAGATATTCCTTTTCCAAAATCTTGTCCTGTATGCCTTTATATATGCGAATATGTTTAAATATACTATGTTTTAATCATTTGTCAACCTTTTTTTGCATTTTAGCAAAGAAATGTTATTGTATAAATACTACAAAGAGGATATAAATAATGCCAAAATTATCCATGTGGAAGCCTGAAAAAGGGCAGGACTATAATTTTTTCGATAGTAGAATTCGTGAAATGTTCACCATCGGCGGTACCGGAGTTAACATTCATAAGTTCTTAGGAGCCGACACGGCTAACAATGATGGAACAGATTCTAGTCAGCCAAGTTATGCTACACAGAGTGAACAAAACATTCAAGATTTATTATTCCTCGAGAACAGAGATAGGAAGTACGATACATCTGTTTACGAATTAAGAGGCATTTATAACGTTGCAGATATCGATTTTGATCTTACACAATTTGGCTTATTTTTACAAAACGATACACTGTTTATCACTTTCCATATGAACGATATGGTAGAAGGTTTAGGTAGAAAACTTATTAACGGAGACGTTTTAGAACTACCTCATATGAGAGATTTTTATCCATTAGATTCGGCTTTGCCCGCGGCATTAAGACGTTATTATGTAGTACAAGATGGTAACAGAGCCGCTGAAGGTTTTAGTCCAACATGGTATCCACACTTGTGGAGAGTTAAATGTACGCCACTTGTTGACTCACAAGAATACAGAAGTATATTTGATCAAACTGCTAAAAAACAAGACGGTTCAGATGTTACTGGTGCTGATAACAAGTTAAGAGATTTATTAAGTACATACAAACAAGAAATTGAAATTAATACTGCAATTATACAACAAGCAGAAAAAGAAGTACCAAAAAGTGGTTACGACACAAGTTCTTTTTATGTTGTTCCAACTAATAAAGATGGAACACCTGTTGACCCAGAAGGCGACAGTGCAGATACAACATCAGTTGGTGCAAGTAGTACACTTGTTTCTGCTGATGAAATGCCTGTTACACCAAGTAAAGAAGGATATAATAGTCCGGGTGGCATGGCTGGTGACGGTGTTGCTCCTAACGGTTATCCTGTAACTCCTGCAACTTCTTTCCCAAGTGGTGCAGATATTGGAGATTATGTGCTTAGACTAGATTACAAACCAAATCGTTTATTTAGATACGATGGAAATCGTTGGGTTAAAATTGAAGATGCTGTTCGTACAAGTACAACAGGTGGTGCAGGTACAACACAAAAAGACGGCTTCATTAATAATACAAAAACATATGTCGATGATGATGGAACTACTAGAAAATCTAGACAGCGTTTAAGTGATGTTCTAACACCGGAAGAGGACAACTAAAATGGCTAGACAGTTTTTTTACGATAATCAAATTAGAAGATTTTTACTACAATTTGTTAGACTTTTCAGTAACTTCCAAGTAGAAGTTGGTTCTCCAAATGCTTCAGGTGTAAGAGATTTAATTAGTATACCTGTAACTTACGGCGACATGAGTCGTAACGTTGCTCAAGTAATGAGAGATGCAAGTGAGAATAAAGTTTTAAGTGCTCCAAGAATGACTACTTACATTCAAAGTATGACATACAGTAGAGAACGTGTACAAGAACCAAACTTTGTAGATAAACTTCACGTTAGACAAAGAAAATATAATGCTAGTACAGACACTTATAGTCGTACACAAAGTAATGCAGTTACAGTTGAAAGACATATGCCTGTTCCTTATGACTTAAGGTTAAATGTAGATATATGGACAACTAACACTGAAATGAAACTACAAGTTTTAGAACAAATTTTATGTTTGTTTAATCCTAGTTTAGAAATACAAAGTACAGACAATTATATCGACTGGACTAGTTTAAGTTTAGTACAATTAGAAAATGTAAACTTTAGTTCAAGAAGTATTCCAGTAGGTACCGAAGACCAAATTGATATTGCTACATTAGAATTTAGTATGCCTATTTGGTTAACAATGCCTGCTAATGTTAAAAAGATGGGAGTTATACACAAAATTATTAATAGTGTATATGATGGAAGTGGCGACCTTGTTAATTCTGTTGCTGATGATAAATTAGTTATGGGAACAAGATTAGGTGTTACTCCAGGCAATTACGGTGCTATATTATTAAATGGTCAAGCCGAACTTGTTGATACTTTTAGAGAAAGTACAAAAGATACTTTAGATACAACTTCAATTACTACAGAAAACTTAACAAAACCAAGTTGGAGAGCAGTACTAGAACAATATGGTCCTATAAATCCAGGCATTACACAAGTAAGATTTACACAAGACAATGACGCAGAAGTTGTAGGAACCATTGCATATCACCCAGCAGACCCTCATATCCTTCTTGTAACGGTAGATAATGACACAATACCCACTAACACCTTAACGGCAATAAATGCCATTATAAGACCTTCAAAAGCAACGTCAACAAACGTTGTTAAGACTACGGGCAATCGTTACTTAATATTAGAAGATATTGGAGACTCTACAAATACAGATGGTCCGGACTTTTGGAAAAGTAATAGTAATGTAGATTTTATTGCTAAAACAAATGATATTGTTGAGTGGGACGGTACACAATGGACTATTGCTTTTGACTCTAGCACTGTTAGTGATTTACAATATGTAACTAATGCAACTACTGGTATTCAATATAAATGGACAGGTACACAATGGCTTAAGAGTTTTGAGGGAGAGTATGCTCCAAAAAGTTGGAGAGTTGTAATTTAACTTTTCCAGTTGTACTTCAACTGTACGCCGAGATCCATTTCACTAATAAATTCTCTATAAGTTAAGTAATTTACATTCTTACACCAATTCCATTCTTCTGGAAAAGTATAAGCAGGATTATCATTTACCCAATGAAATTTTACATCTTTGTAAGCATCAAACATAACTTTCATATGTGCTATTTGTTTTGCATCGTTTGATTTTGCAGTGGCTGATGGGTAACAAGGTGTGTCAGCATACACGTTATTTGTCATTTCTGTATCTCGGTGTCCATCGAAACCTATTAAGTAAATTTCTTTATGTTTATCAAAACAAGCCAAATATGTTGCTATTGTTCCTGAATTATAAAAACTAACATTTTGTGGTATTAAAGAAAACTTGCCTGGATATTTCACAACATTTTTAGCAGTTGTATAAACAATATTTTCTTCGCTAAATCCAGATTCTACAATTTCTTTTGTCATATCATCTTGTAGAGTTACTAGAAAACTAGGCTTCATATCTCTATAAAGAGCATTACACCCATAAGTTTGTATTCTTTTACTTGCTAATAATCCACCACTATGATTTTCGATTAAGTTAAGAGAAAACTGCTTTCTAATTCTACTAGTTCCATTACCAACAACGACTGCGTGACCTCTATGGTCATCATTCATAATTGTTCTTGGAATCCACTCACGGTCTTCTGTTCTCACACCGTCTTTTAAATTAACGTTATGTATAACAAATTCACCTTCGTAATCATCTGAATAAAAAGGAAGTTTCAATTTATTAACTCCTCTTTAACAATACTTCTACTGTTCCTTCTCCAGGATCTTTTTTATCATTTAATGATAAACCAATTATACAACCCGGGTTATAAGATCCTTGTGAAAATTTTGTTGCAAATCCTTTAATTTCACTTGTTGTTAATAAATCACCTTTTTCAATATGACCAACTACTTTAATAGGAACTCGTCCTACAAAGCCTACGCAAATAGGATATTCTGCTTCTATATCTCTGTTCATTAAGTATGCTGGTTTATCTGAAACTACACCTGCTAGTTTCGAATCTGCATAAGAATTACATTCTGTTACTTCTTTATCACCGCCTACACAAACTACTGTACCAACTTCATAATTTTTATCACCTGCATACATTTCTGCCAAGTCAGCATACTGAGCCGATGTTGCAGTTCCACTAAACACACCACTTGCTAAAGTAATACCACTTGAATTAAATGTTGTATGTGTTGCGTTGTCTAAAACTAATGTGGCTACTCCTGTACCAGAGTCTGTTACTGCAAGTGAACTGTCTCCTTGTGATATTGAGTTTGTGGTAATATCACTTGTTAGTGCTACTGTGCCTGATGTGTCTGGTAACGTTATAGTTCTGTCTGCTGTTGGATCTGTTACTGTTAATGTTGTTTCAAAATCGTTGGTTGTGGCACCTTCAAAAACTATATCTACACCCGTTTTTAATTCTAAATTACCATCATATGATACTGTAACTCTTTCAGTACCGGCAGAATACATTCTAACTCCACGTCCTGCCGCACTGTTCCATAATAAAATTCCACCATTTTCTGTAATGTACGATTGATTATCTCTGAATTGTAATTGTGCTCCACTAACCATTTTTAATGACGTATTAACATCTAGTGATGTAAGTGTATTGATGCCAGTTAAATTTGATCCGTCACCATAAAATGCGTTTGCTTGTATATCTGTATAACTGCTGATAGTAACATCACCGTTGGTTGTTCCATCTTCAGTGGTAGTAATTGCAACAAATCTATTGGCAGATTCGTCCCACATTAAAGCGACATTGGCATCACTGCCTCGCTCTAATACTATACCTGTATCTTTATCATTAGACCCACTTTGTCCGCTATTTAAACGTATTAAAGGGTCAGACAGATTTGTAACATCGAAATTAACCTGTGCGGCTTTAGGTCTTGTTAATGGCATTTAAAACTTCCTATGTGCTTATTCTATAGTATTTATGCAGAAGTTATTCTACTTGTCACTCAAAAAGAAAGGCCCCGTAGGGCCTTTCTCCTATATTAGTATAAGTTTTAGTATGGATTACATACGTCCAACAACAACTTCAATAACGCCTTCGCCTTCTGCGTGATTTTCAAGTGCTTTACCAATAACAGTACCCATTGCAGGATTTTCTTCTGCACGAGCCATTCCGTTACCAGCCGCTACAAGCATATCACCTTTAGCAACTGCACCAGTTACCTTACATGGTACACGACCTTGTAATGCTACTGCTACACCGTCTGCGTCACTGTTCATTAAGTAAGCAGGATTAGTTGAAACAACACCAGCAACTTTCTTGTCAGCATCTGCCATACAAGTTGTTACTTCTTTGTCTCCACCAAAACATACTACTGTACCTGGTTCAATATCTGCATCTGCAGAGTACATCTCTGCCAAGTCAGCGTATTGTGCCGAAGTTGCAGTTCCACTAAACACACCAGTCGATAATGTAATACCTGAACTGTTGAATGTAGTGTGTGCCGCATTGTCAAGTGTAACAACCACAGTACCTGTGCCACTGTCTGTAACTTCAACTTTACTGTCGCCTTCAGAAATACTGTCTTGTGAAAGACCAGCAAGTCCGCTGTCAACATACGCTTTAGTAGCCGCATCTTGAGCCGCAGTTGGATTAGCAACACTTGTTAAACGTTGTGAGTTTGCATTTAAGATACCACCAAGTGTCAAAGTATATGAACCACTCAATGTTAAGTTTTCTGCTGTAACGTCACCTGTGAAAGTTCCACCTGCCAATGGCATTTTAGTAGCAATACTGTTTGTAACAGTTGTACTAAAGTTTGCATCGTCACCTAGAGCCGCCGCAAGTTCATTTAGTGTATCGAGTGCCGCCGGAGCAGAATCGATAGTAGCCACTACTTGTGCGTCAACATACGCTTTGATTGATTGTTGTGTAGCCAATGCTGTTGCTGAGTTAGAAGCCATGTTGTCTTCGTCTAATATTACACCTGAAGTGAAATCAGCAAAGTCGATGTTTGAGATCGAGTTACCTGTGCCGTTAGCGTCAAACGTCTTGTTTGTCAACGTTAAAGTGTCACTAGCAACGTTGGCTGTTTCTGCATCAACATATGCTTTGATTGATTGTTGTGTAGCCAATGCTGTTGCACTGTCAGAAGCCATGTTATCTTCATCTAAGATTCCAGTAATTCTGGCACCACTTGCACCTGCTATACCACTTGAGTTGATTGTGAACATTTCAGTACCAGCCGCATCAAAACGGATAGTATCATCATCTGAACCTTCTTCAACTTGGATTTGTGTATCACCGTCTTGGTCAGCAATCGCAATGATTGTTGATGTAGTTGTTAATACACGAGCATCAATAACATCACCAGTTGCCGGAGCCTCTGTAAATGTTAACGTTGTTCCACTTACCGCATAAGCAGTTGTTGGTATCTGTACAACACCGTTTAAAGAAACAATAGTTGTTGCAGTTGTACCACTAACTGATAGTGTAAATGCTGTTGTACTAGCATCACCGTTGAAAGAATCAGCAGTAATTGTAGTAAAGTCAGCACCTGCGTTCCATTCAACACCTGTGTATACTTCGATTTGACCAGTTGTACTGTTAAATCTAAACATACCTTGTGCTGGAGAACCAGGACGCTGTCCAGTTGTACCTACCGGTAACTTCATTGAGTCAGTTGCATCAACATTTAATGTTGCACCTGTTACAGCCGTTGTACCACCAACAGACAATGTGCCTGCTATTGTACCGTTACTGTTTGCTGTCAATGTAGTTACTGTTGCCGCCGCTGGAGTGTTGCCACCCAATACGCCGTCAACTGTACCAGTTACGTTACCTGTTACAGGACCAACAAATGATGTTGCTGTAATAGTAGTACCTGTTATTGCCGCCGCTGAATTGGCACCAATAATTGCACCATCAATAGCACCGCCATTAACATCTACTGTAGTAAACGTTGATGTTCCAGTTGAAGTAATGTTACCAGTTACGTTACCTGTTACTGCACCAGTTAGATCACCTGTAATTGTACCTGAAGCATTGATTGTTGTAAACGATCCTGCCGCAGTTGTTGTTGCACCAATAATAACGCCGTCCATGTTTCCTGAACTTGCATCAATATCTACAACACCGTCTACGTCAAGTGTTTGACCTGCTCCGATAGTAGTAGTTGAACCTGACGCCGCTTCAAACTCACCAATGAATTTAGTTGCCGTTAAAGCACCTGTTCCACTGTTGAAAGTCAATGAAGACGCATCTGACAATTCGCCATTTGCACCTGCAAATACAACTCTTGTGTTTGTTAAATCAGTTACACGCATACTACCGAATGCCGCACTACCTAATGAACCACTGAATACACTTGATGTATCAGTTGCATCAGGAATGAATACGAATTCTGAAGCACTTTCGTCTAAACCGAAGTAACCATTTTTTGAACTACCGTCGTTGTGTAAGTATTTGATACCTCTATCTAAACTATCATCTGAATCAGCACCAATTTGGAATACTGGGTCAGCAATAGTTACAACAGTTGAATCAACTGTAGTAGTTGTACCAGTTACAGTTAAACTACCTTGGATAGTAACAGTACCGCCTGATCCACCTGGATTAGGGTCAATAGTTAAGTCACCTGAAGTAGTTTTAATTGTGTTACCGTCAACATTAATGTTACCAATCGATAAACCATCACTATTGATTGTACCTTCTGAAGCACCGTCAATGTTAAATGTAATTGTACCGTTAGTACCAGTATCTGTTACAGTAACGTTTGAGTCTAATTGCTCAACAACGTTTGCCGCGCCAGATAATTGGCTGTCAACGTATGCCTTTGTAGCGGCATCTTGAGCATTGCTCGGATCACTAACGTTAGTAATTGCATTACTACTCATTGTGATAGTTCCGTTTGCAGTTAAGTTTGTAAACGTACCTGCCGCTGGTGTATTACCACCAACAACACCATCAATAGGGCCTACAAAAGTAGTTGCTGTTACAGTTGTACCTGTAATAGCCGCCGCACTGTTGGCACCAATAATTGCACCGTCAACAGCACCGCCGTTTACGTCAATTGTTGTGAATGTTGATGTTCCAGTTGATGTTACATCACCTGATACGTCACCAGTTAAGTTACCAGTTACTCCACCACTTGCTGTAATAGTGCTTGATGCACCAATAGTTGTGAAAGAACCAGCCGCCGCAGTGTTGGCACCAACGATACCGTCGATGTTACCTGTTACGTTACCTGTTACGTCACCTGTTAAGTTACCATGTGCTGTTCCGAATTTAAGATCTCCGTAAGATGCGATTGTAACATTACCTGCAGTTGTACCTGCATCTGTTGTTAACATCATTGCGAATTGATCTTCAGATTCGTCCCAAATCATTGCCGCATTGTTTCCTGCAGAGCCACGGTTAATGATGATACCACCATCAACGTTACCAGCGCCGCCTGAACCCAATAGCATGAATGGATCAGCCACTGTAGTGTTTGTTGTGTCAACAGTAGTGGTTGTACCATTTACTGTTAAGTTACCTGAGACAGTCAGATTACTGCCATAGGTTAAATTTGCTTCCAATTTACCGCCTGTTACGTTAGCATTGGCAATTTTTGCCGTTGTTACCGCTGAGTCGGTGATCTGATTGGTTTTAATACGAGTTACGGCCATAAGTGAATCACTCCTCTTTATATGTTATGTCGTTTTTTGGTTTGGTCGGACCAATAGTATTTATAGGATTCACTTGTTTTTTAAGTGCTCAGTATTGGTTTTAGAGGATTATTTTTTATAATAGTAGTACTTAATGAAAGTCTACCCAAACACTATTTGCATAGCCTTGAAAT